CTTACCAATATTAGTACGTACAATCGTTTCAAGCCTTGCCGCCTTTAGCTTCTTTGGAGCGTCCGCTAAATAGTCCCAACCTTTTAAAGCTTCGTCAAGCTGCTTGGCTGTCTCTCTTGTTCCATTTCCGGCTCGTATGCTATCGAATAGAACGCCTTTAATCTTCTTTTGTATTTCGCCAGATTCTGATATAGCACCATAAACGGCAGATTGCTTAATCCATTCTGCGACCTGTTCGGCTGTTACTCCGGCCTGTTGTTCAAAAGCAAATTTACTTGTGTCGGGTTGCATGACTGATTTTTGTCCACGCTCATAAGACTCTTTTGAGATATCTGTAAATAGCTTTTCAAGTTTTGCAAGGTGCTTAATTTGTAGTTTGTTAATCATATCGAACCTTTTACGCTCGACTATTTTCTTCTGTCTTATATCGTTAAGCATAGCGTTAATCATAAGCTTGAAAACAGCACCACATTCCGGAAGAAACTTTTCAAGCAGTTCATTGTCGTCCTGTTCAATCTGCTTAAAATTTGACTTGTTTTCATACTTGGTCAATGGTCTCCAATAAGACTGATCTGCAACGATGTTTTCTACAGGGTCGATGTCTGCGAAATCTTCTTTTACGGGCTTGTCTTCAGGGTCGACATCATCAACGGCTTTTTCTTTTTTTATCTCATCAGGAGTATCGTCATTTGTATCATCACTTTCAGGGTCGCTATCGCCAGAATCGTCAGTATCAGGTACACTATCTTTTCCTGCATTCTTGATGTCCTCCGCCATTTGCATCTTTGCGTCTTTTTCTTTTTGCCATTCCACAGGGTCAACCTCCGGAGCTTCAATCGCATCTAAAAACCAATTGATCTGACTTATATCTTCTGGAATTTTTCCTGCCTTGACAGCTTCGAGCCACATTTTTAATGATTCTTGTCGTCTGTCTGCGTCAATAGGATTAAATTTAAATTCAGCTTTTACGCCTGTTCCATAATTCCACGCTAATAAAGGGTTGATTAACTCAGTATCAATAAGTCGTTTGATGTCCATCCTGATATTATTTATTACAGTATAGAACATATTAAATTGCTCTTTTCCAAGAGAGTAAGAGCCACCGCCAGTCTCCCCACCAGACAGACCCATCAGATCGGGCACTAACAATGCTCTTGCTATCATCATATTGTATTTATCTATTGCTTTCTCAAATTCGCCTTTTCCTTCAGCACCATGAAGCAAATCAAGTGTAAAACCTTCCGGCATTGTCACGCCCGTTCTTGCTGACAAGTTATTAACGATTGTCTTAAAGGCGTCTCGATTCTCTTTTGAAGAACCTTTACTTATTGTTCCAACCGCTAAAGGAGAAGCGTATTTTTCAAGGTATATATTCCAAAATTTAATTATTGCTTGTTTTGACCACCACGCAGTGTACACGCCTTTTGTCATTTCGCTATTGCCATAGTGATTATCGAACTCTTTTTTATAGCTATACAATATGACTTTGTCAAGAGGGATTTCTACATCGCCATCGGTCGCAGTATCTTGTGTGAGCTTTTCAATGTTGCCTTTTTTATCGGTTACTATTTCAAAGGAATGAGGTGCTCTGGTTTTAAGCGTCTTGAATATGTACTTACCACCGAAATCAGTTTCGGCATACATTGGTATTTTTTCTGTCACAGAGAACCCGTAATCCATCGCTGTTAATACATCAAGCAACTTCTTTTCAATTGGTTCATCCATATAGGTTGTCAGGCATAGGGTAAGAAATTCAGCGACTTCCTCATCTTCACAGTCAATAAACCAATCGCTATTTAAAGCGATATATTTCTTCAGGTTTAAAACGCTGTTAATCTGATCGTCAACACGCATCTTGTCATATATACCATAACCGTTTTCTTTTTGATATAGTTCGGAAGGGTTGTAGGGTTTTAATGCGTATTCTGAATATAAATAAGAATCGGCAGAAGTCACTTCACCAGACGACATTACTTTTTCTTTTGGTTCGACTTTTTCGGGTTGTTTCTTAAAGATGTTAATCAAGTGTAAATCCAAATAATCAGATTTATCATATAGCTTAAAAAACATTATTATACAGTTGCCTGTCAAGGTACTATATAGTGTTTAGAATGTCAAGTCTTTTTTTTATTTAATTTGTTATGCAAATATAATCATACTTACACCCCACTTTTATAAAATCCACCGCCATTAAATTTGATCAACGGTGGTTTAAAGACTTTCCTTAATCGATAGCCACACTCAGGACACTTTGTAAGAGACTCTTCGTTGATGCCTTGAAGCGTCTCGAATTCGTGATTACATTGTACGCATTTATATTTGTTTATAGGCATGGTCTTAATCCGTCCTTTGGGTCAGCTCTCTTGCTCAACTGCTCCGTTGAGATATAACCACCATGTTCGTTAATCTGAAAAGCGTCAAGACAATTTTTGATTACCGGTTTAATCTCGTCAATTAACCAGCAGTGCCCGACATCATACTCGAATCCCTCACCATCAAGGTCAACGTGCACCTCGATAAATTGAGCATCGTTAAGCAGTACTGCCGAATAAATTGCACTCTCTAAAACGCTGTGATCTGAATAGCCTGTTTTAGCACAATTTTTAAACTTACTGATATTCTTCATATAGAGGCTTCCCAATTGAGTCGGATAATCTGACACGCAATACATTAGAGTCAAGCTCTTCTTAGGATAACGTGCCAACAGCTTAACAATATCGTCCTCAGTTGCAAGACCGGTGCTTATCATTATCGGCTTATCCAACTTAAGGCAAGAGTCAATTAGACTAAACCGCAATATATCGAATGAGCTGATCTTAACGAAGTCTATATCAGTACCCTGCAATCTGGTTGCATAATCAATATCGAACGGAGTCACACCAACAGCGATACCAATTGACTTGCAATATACGCAAATTTTATGCTTGAAGAACTCGAAATCAAGCTGTCTATCCTGACGCTCTTTAGTCGATAGCTTATCGAACCCCTCCCTGAATAGAGTCTCATTCTTGAATAGTTGAAACTTAACACCCCAGAAGCCAGCATCTTTACAGGCATCTATAGTGCGAAATGTCCGGTTAATATCGTTGTTATGATTGCTTCCTATTTCTGCGATAAATTTACTCAAATTCCCTCCCTCCGTAGCTTTCAAAATCGCTTGATATATCACCACCGTTTTTAAGCAAATCAGAATAGCATAAATATCTAATCGCATCCATTGAGTCGTCATTAAGCTTAATCGGTATCTCTTTTACTTTGTTTTTCTTATCCCATACATAAGAGTCAAATTCCCTTATAGCCATCGGGCACTCTTTAGCGTCTATGTATAATTTCTGCGTGTTGATAAGTTGTTTGACAGTCATTAGTCCATCGAATACGGCTTTATCAGCACCTACTGCCGGAATGTCTAACCGGTTTAAATGTTCGATAATCTCAGGCCTTGAACCGTCAGCATAGATAATATCAATCTCGTATTGCTCCATTTTAGTCTTGATTCTATCGGCTATATCGTCAGGTGTCATCTTGCGTTCGTAGAGTTCATCAATAATGTAATAAACACCATTGATAACGCCGGCTATTAGAAAGGCTGTAGGGTGGTCATAGCCAAAGTCAAGACCGGCAATATATCGCTGATAAGGTTTAACCGGATTTACCACCCGTTGAGACATTGGTAAGTCGTATATAAGACCTTCCAGAGCTCCCCACTTTCCCATAACCATCCGACTGTAATATTCAGGGTTACTTTTCTTTAAAGTATCAAGGTCGTTTAGATATTCAACAGGTAAATAATCATTATCGGCACTAATAGAGTAAACAACTTCGCTCCCTGTAATCGGCTTTTCAATGAAATACTTATAAACCCAGTTTCCAAATGTAGAGGGATTTGTAGCACCATATAGGCAACAAGGCATATTTTCTTGTCGTAATCGTGTACGCAACATTTTAAATATTTCTTCGTCAATCTCAGTCATTTCATCAATTGCAACAGCACCCAGGTTTAAAGATTTGAGCTTAGCCTCATCGTCAAGCGATCTGAATATAACCTCAGAGCCATTGGTAAAGGTAAAGTGTAATAATGATTTATTATAGCTTGATATTATCTCAGGTGGAACAAGTGCCAAAAACTCTCTTAACACCGTATCTCTCAATGATGTATATGTCTGAGCACCTATGAGGATAAATATCCCGGGATTTTCCATAATCAATTTAAGGGTTTTGAGTATAATTGAGTAAGTTTTACCTGACCCCACACCACCAGAATTAAGCAAAAACCTTGAATAAGAGTTTACAAAATTAGACTGATGTGGGTCAAGCAGTTCAAAGGTCCTGCTCATTTACACTTAGGGCAAATATAATTTGTAGGTTTTTTATCAGCGATTATTCTAAAATACTTCTTGCATTTTTCACACTTAACTCTGTAACGAAATTCTGGTATGTGCTTTTCTTTTACAGTCATCATTTACCTCCTTTAGTTTTATTCATCAAAATCTATTAAATCATCAGATTTTATCAAGTATGGTGTAAAAATACCAATTCCACCGAGCGACCAACCGCCACCTGCCAAATCTAATTTAGGAAAACATTTTTGCACAAATAGCCACAATTTATACTCTGAGCTGGCACTGCGATTTTTTTCAAACTCATCAGCCAATTCATAATAATTTAATATATCTTCATTTTTAAAGAAATATTTTTTTGCACCGTCTTTTACTCTTTTCATTTGTCCCCTTTAGTTTTATTCACAAACGTGATTGTTACATCCTCTTTAGCTTCGAGCTTATCCGGCACTTTTCCGTCCATTCTATTCCATATCATTTCAGCGATTTTAGGGTTTTGTGTTGCGTACTCAATCATCCTCTCAACAAACTCTTCTTTGTTCAATTTATCTTTAAGTATATCTGTTAATGTGAACCCTGAAGGTGCTCTTCCTTTTGGATTACCACTTTGTCCCTTTTTCCACTTTCCATCATTATCTTTTTCGCCTGATTTCATCCTGCTTTACTCCTTATTAGAGTTTAATGCCATTTCATTGTATACCAGTCCTAAATGCTCTGTAATCTCGGCAAATCTCAACGGGTTAATGTCAAGCACTTGATTATAATACTCAATTGCGGTCTTAAAATTCTTCTTGTGCTTGAAATTTATTATAGCAAGCAAGAAAAATACATCATCAGTAGGCTTACGCTCCAATAGTTCAATTAGTATAGATTCAGCTTTCTGTATATTGTTAGAGTACCACGCTTTTTTATGCTTCTTTGATTCATCCCATTGATAATAAGTTCGGGCAAGATTAAGCTTAATAGCCTTGTCATCAGTACACACCTTTAAAGCGTCAGTAAATCCTTTTATAACACTATCGAAGTCAGTACCATTAGGTATTCCCTGATTTTTTGAGATATGAGCATCGGGATAATTTGGATATTCCTCTATAGCTTCGTCAAACTTCTTTTGATTCAATAGCTCAATCGCTTTCTTTTTGTGCTCTAATTGTGCTACAATATGCTTGTAATCCTGTTTAATTATATCTCTTGGCTTATCGGCTTTTTTAAGCAATAACATTGACCCGTAAATAGTGTTATCTTCTTTTACTATATCGAAGTCTTTTAACAGATTCTTTATGCCCTGCAATGTAAAACAATTGACATGGTTAAGATGATATAGGTTCTCAAAGTCAAACACCTGAGAGCCATCGGAGGAAAAAAGACATTTGTCATATAAAGGGACTGCAATATATAAATATCCGTCATCGCTTAGATGTTCCTTTATGCGTTCAATCTCTTTATCAGGGTTTTGTATATGCTCTAACACATGATAGTACGATATTAGGTCATACTTGTATTTCATTTCCGGAACAATATTAACATTGAAATTATACTTTGCATAATTAGCCTGAATTGTATCAAATTCCATACCGTTTCTGTCAGCATCGAATAGACTTAAATAGTGTCCGGTTGCACACCCTACGTCAAGTATTTTCTTACCCTTCATTTTAGGAATAATATCAGCTAAGAACACCTTGTGATACATCATTTTACGATTCTGTGTGACGATCTTTTCACCTGTTACTTTATTTGTAGCATTGTACGATCTTGACAGGCGTTCATCTTCAATATAATCATAGGTAACAAATCCACAGCTCTTACATATTTTAAACCCTGTTCCTTCGTCAAGATTCCTGTAGTCTATTTCGTGCCAGTATTCAGGATGTCGCAAATACTCTAAACTCTTAAAATCGGATGCTTTACATATTGGACAATTTTCTAATATTATCATATAAACCCCTTAGTGTTCTTCATGTGCCAATTTTGATACTCTATAAAATTCTTATTTGTAAGGTAACCACGTTTTTTAAGTACCTTTAAAATCTTTGTCTGCTTACGCTCTAAATCCATTGTTTGCTCAATTGGTATTTTACTGTAATTTTCCATCAGAAAACTTCTAATACCTGTAAGCAAGTTTTTACAATCGCTATTGCTTACTTTCGGCAATTTCTTTTCAAAGTCAGCGAGACTTATTGTAAGTATACCCTGAGACATTAGCTAAAACTCCCATCATTATTATAGGCATATTGCATACCATTAACAAATTTAGTCTCTGGAAACCAATCAAGCATTAACACTGCTTTTCCAATCGATATATTTTCGTCTAAGGTTTGCCCGTATCTCTGATCCCTATGCTCATAATTTATCTTATTTCCTGTTATAAATTCTGCAACCTCTATACAGTCAATAGCAGAAACTTTCGCATTTCCACACAAGTTAATTGTTTGATACATTATATCGTCTACTTTGACAGTCGCTTTAGTGATCCCATCAATAAGGTCATCAATGTAAATGGTTTGTCTTGTTTGCAGTCCGTCCCCATCGACATAAATCTTTTTTCCTGTTCGTGCAGCGTCAAGGACTATCCATGTAAATAGAGCAGGTCTCATCCCAACACCGTAGACAGTTCCAATTCTCAAGATAACATATTGTAAGTTAGGCATACCTTTTATAATAGCTTCACCGGCTACTTTTGAAGTCGCATAAGGTTCGGCTGCCTGTGGTTGTGTCGTGTCCTCAAGTGCGATCTCGTCAAGAATATTGCCATATACGCAACAGGTCGAAATAAATATCAATTTCTTATCATGCTTCGCACATAATCGAGCGACATTAAAAGTGCCGTCTACATTTACAGCGTGATTCTTTTCAAGCTCTTTAATACATACAGTCAAATCTGCCATTGCTGCGGAGTGTAAAACTACATCACAATCCTGAATTGCAGTTTCAAGACAAAAGATATTTAGTATATCAAACATAGGCAAATCATAGCTGATAAACTCATGTCCCTCTTTTTCTATCGCTTTTTTATAGTGCGACATTATAAAACCGTTGCCACCTGTTACAAGTATTTTCACTATTTCACCTCAAAAGTATCAATATTATAAGATTTTCCGAACCACATGCTCCACACGCAAAAATATTTTACACCTTTTTCTTTGTATTTTGATCTGTAAGTCAGGGGTAAGAGTTGTTTTAAATACCATACCATTTTCATTATACGCCTTCCTCTATTTTATTATATTCTTTGCTTTGTGTTTTTTGCTCTTTATGTTGTCGATAATACCATAACGGAATATCGCAAAAACTATAATGATACTGCTTTTTAAACCTCTCAAAAAATTCCTCACCGTCCATAAAAGAGAGTCCTTCTTTATACTTTAGCTCATTTGCAGACCACGCAGAAACAAGGCAACAAGCCGGTAAAAACTTATTTTCTGTCTCTGTGCTTATTGATTTCAAATCTTCATCAGCATATTCAAACGCTGTAAAGACTGCCTGACTCTGTGAGAACTTCAATTGACTCAATACTTCGTCAAGAAACTTAGGTTTCAAAACGTCATCAGCATCCACCCTAACGACATAGCGACCTTTTGACTTTTCAAGTGCTACATTAGAGCTTGACGCAAGGTTTAAGTTTTCAGGGTTGCGATAAATTGAAATTTTCTTACGGTCTTGATTGCTTAATGTCGACATGAAATCATTGATTTTGTTTAGCGTGCAATCTGTCGAACAGTCGTCAATTATGATATACTCAAAATCTTGGAATGTTTGTGATAGTACGGACCTGATTGTATCAATAATATATTTAGAGCCATTATGTACACAAGTGTAAACAGATATTTGTGGTAAGTGATTCACAAGTAATAAGTTTTTATTCTTTGCGATTAAATTTATTACGTCAAGTGTGCCAAAGTTTTCTCTGAGCATCGAGTGAATTATTCTTAACAATAATAGGTCGTCAGGGTAATCCATTGTTAGTCTATAAAAAAACTGATATTCTTTAGGAGGGAAATATTCAAACGTTTTACACTTATTCTTAAAATAATATGATACGTGCTCTATATCTTTATCCTTAGATTTTTCGTAAACCTCAAGGTATTTCTTAGAGCAAAATGCTTCCGCAGCAACACCAGACGGGCACTTTGCAATATAGGTATATTCGTTAGCACCTCCAACATGCATTCGTATTTGGTTATTTAATAGAGTCATATCGATTAGAATATCGTCATGTGTTACCCTTACAATGTGGTCAAATCCATAGTGTTTAATAACCTCCGCCATTCGGGCAAAAGGTGAATCGTCTTGACCGCGATAAACATCAACGCCCCGATCAATAGCGATTCTCTCTAATTCATCATCATCTTTATTGGATGGGATTGCAAGAATAACCGGATATTTATCTGTTATAACGTGGTCAAGAAGAATATCGATAGTGGTTTTCCCGTTGATTTTTTGCAAGGGTTTGTTTTCTATCCTTGACGACTTCACTCTACTGCAAATTATTATACCTATGTTTTCCATTTAAACCTCAATATTATAAATTTCTTTGCCACAAATACCAGAGTGAGAGCCAGAATCAGAGCCGGTCAAATGGTCAGCTTCACACTCAGGACAAATATTGCCAAAACAAGCACCGTAACGAACTTGCCTTTTACAAATAGGGCAGATTATATAATCTTTAAAATTCATTTTTCCACCTCATTTTAAATTATCCGCTGACGTGCAACCTTTACACGTTTTGAAGTTTGACCAATCATGCCTGATGCTTCGCCTTTTCAAGCTATAAACAGAATTGATAATATTGTAATTTTCGCCGATTCTTATATCTTCTGGGTCATTGTAGCATACGCAACAAGGATATACATTACCATTTGATAACACCGTAATCCTTCGTGGTACATGATAACATTTTTTAGTGCGGGATTGCTTAGTTTTAATTGAAGTATCTTGACCCTCTCTTTTCATTGTGTTTCTAACTACAAATTTAAACCACCTATATTTAAACATAAATTCAGTTATATCTTCACGCAAATTATACTTATTTATATGGATATTTATTTTGAGTTTAGTTTTAATTTCACCATCTTTTTTAAGTTTCTGTAATAATTTTAAATTTTCCATCAATGTATAAAAATCAGTCATCTTACAGTTATGTATTCTACAATAAGTTGTTGCATAAAATGAGTCGACTGATACTATTATTTCGTCAAGGTGCTTAAATATATCAAGGTTGTCATGTATCTTGATCCCATTAGTGTTAATCATTGTATAGAGATTTTTCGCTTTTGCATATCGC